CTAACGAGACGCAATCCCTCTCGATACGATCTCAAGACCCCGGAGCATTCCTGCCCCGGACCGTTCCCAAACCACCCGGGAACAACCGTCGCGGGGTGGAGCAGCCCGGTAGCTCGTCAGGCTCATAACCTGAAGGTCACAGGTTCAAATCCTGTCCCCGCAACCAAAAACACCAAAGAATACAGCAGCTTGAAAGCCTCCCTCGCGGGAGACTTTTTGCGTTCCGCGCCCGTGTCAACACTGTGTCAACAAAACGCTGGCGGCCCATGTCAGTGGTTGGCGTGCGACTCACGGGCGTACCCCGGTCATCGAAACCATCACTTCCTCGAATCCAGCCTGCGCGCCGAGCCCCTGTGCCATCCAGTATTCGTGCTTCTCGTTGTGCACGATGTGCCTGAAGCCATGGGTCGCCATGGTGTCCAGATCGCCGTGATCGCGCACGAACACTTTCGAGAAATACCAGTGCGCGGCCTGCCGATTCAGACCGCCGACCTTCGCACCCCTGAAAGACACCATCAGCTGCATCCGTCCTGCTTGGCAGTCATAGTCCGGATGATGGACTACGCGCTGGAAAAAGTCCGCAATGCTCGGCGGAAGGGCAATGATCGCGGATTGCAGATCGGTGGCGACTCCCGGCCTCAGTGCTGTGGAAGCTGTCTTTGCCGCTGATGATGTTTTCTGCGGTCGTCGTGCCGCCTGCGGGAAGGCTTCCCCTTCCAAAGCCTCGCCTCGAAACATGCGGGCAGCAGTCTGCCACGAAGCCATCTTGTCGGCGTCCGACGTCCTCGCGCTTGGGTGCTGTCCTACCGCGTCACATCTTAATCCGGCCGCCCGAATCCGGTCGCGTGCTTTCCCGCCCAGCGCCAGGACGAAGGCGTTCGGGAACAGATCCAGTTGCCGCGCAAGGTAGGTTTCTGCACATGCCTTCTCCACGCGAGCGAGGTGTTTGCCACCGGAAACCTCGGCAGGGCAAAGCACTGCATTCGTCGTCCAGGTCTTGTGAAGTTGGGCATCAAGGCCGTCGTTTGGCCAGAAGGCATCGAGGATGCGCCGCATATTCCGATGAAACGGCGTGGGGCGGCCAGCCCGATCAATGCCACCGTTGCGCATGGCCTCGTGGAAGATGCGAAGCGAATTACCCACCATGTCCTGCGGCGTCCCGATATACCCGGTGCTGTCTGGCGGATCGCCCGGTTCAGCCGTCACGATGACAAGCCGCACCTCGTCCAACGCGCCGGTAGCGCCCCCGAAGGCGCAGGGCACCAGGCCCCTTGATGGCTCCCACACGCAGGCACCTGCACAAGCGCCCTCGAAATGCGCGCAGGGCCGATAGGCGGGTTCCAGGATATCGAGCAGGGGTTGAGGAAGCATAGAGGATCATTTCTGTTCCGTGGACTGCTCCGATCAAACACCGAAATGCCGTCTGAAAACAACTTGCCATGTCACGATGGCCAAGCCGTCATGTCCTCGAAACCAACTCGGGGACAGACATGCCCAAGACCAATGACGCCGCGCTGGACGCCTTCATCGCCGCGAAGGCCGAGATCGACGCCATTCTGACCCGGCTGGCGGCGCACAGCGCCGACCACTTCGGCTACAGCCCGGATGAGGTGAACTGGGGTCATGTCGGCACGCTGGACCACTATCGCGCCCGCCTCCGCGAAATCACCGACATGGCGTTCCACGAAGGCGAGCACGCCGTCTGACCCTCACGCTGCCACGGTCCCCACGCCATCCAGCCGCACGGCGACGCTGGTGATGCCGTTCCCGGCGGCCTCGGTCGCTATGCCCACGGGGAAGCGCCCCGTACCCGGCACGTTGATGTTCTTCGCTGTGTTGTCCCACGCCACACGCGCGCCGACCGTCAGAACCGCAGCGGTGGCTTTCGGCAGTTGATAGACGCCGGTGGTGGCCAGTTCGACCGGATCGCCAACGGTGGCCGCATAGGCGGCGATGCCGAAGATGTTGCCGACGATCACGCCTTCGCCAGAGACGGCGCCGCCTGCGGGAGCGGGCACCGTGATGACGTCGCCTTTCTGAATATGGTTCTTCATTGTCAGAGCCCTTTCGAGGATTGGATGCGGACCACGGCGATGCGCGCTGTGGTGCCGGTGATCTGGCGGTTGAGGTCGCCAAGCGCGGCCGCCATTTCTGCGTCGGTCGCATAGGTGACCCGCTTGCCGTCGTATTCGACGGTGCGGATGCCCTGATAGCGGGCGGCCATCAGGGCATCGCGCCAGGCGGTGAGTTGGGCGAGGTCTGCCATTACGCGCCTGCGTTCTGGAACCAGCCGCGGTGGTCGATGAAGCCTGCGCCGAAGTCCAGGATCACCCGGATTTCCACGCCGTCCACATCCCAGCCGGAGCGGCTTTCCACCTGGGGCCCTTCGTTGCCCGAGAGGTAGGCGAACTCGAGGCCGTCGATCTCGCCGGGGTCGGCGGTGACATACCAGCGGGTCGCGCTGCTGAGACGAGGTTCGACCACCAGTGACATCGCGCCCGAGAAGGGGTTCACATCAGCTGCGGTAGCGGGTGCGATGGTCGCCAGCCACTTCTCGGCCACGGTCTCAAGCGCGGGCGGGACCAGCAGGTTTTTCGGCGTCACCCGGATGATGCGCCCGTCGATGCCCTTCTGAGTGCGCAGCGCCAGCCGGGCTGCGGACAGAGTGGTGTCAGAGATCACGGCCCCAGCACCAGCCTTGTTGCCATGATCGACATGGAACAGGGCTTTCGTGTCCGACAGCGTCGGGCCGTTGCCGCTGTTCGCCTCCAAGAGAGTGACAAGGATCCGCGCCTCGGTTTCTGCCGCCCCCTGGCCCATGCGGCGGGCTAGGTCCGAGAACGCTCCAAGGTCGTCGTTCACCAGCACCTGCCGGGTGATGCCGATCTTCTTGGCCCAGGTCTCGATCTTGTAGGCCTCGCGCGCCTCCGCCATCGTCCCGGCCTTGATCTCGCCGTGCTCGTTCAGCTTTTCCAGTAGAGGGGCCTCGCCCAGCATGATCTTGTTCACCGACCGGAAATCCCGCGCCGAGGTCTGGCGGCCAAGACGGCGGATGCCCGAGGGCGCAGCCTGGTAGGCATCGCGCAGCACGCGGCCCACGGTGTTGCCGAGGATGATCGGGAAATCGGATGTCGTGTGAAGCGCGCGGGTGACGAGGCTGGCGGGCGACAGCGCCATCGTGGACTCGCCACGCAAGCTCAGCAGTTCCTTCGCCATGTCCACAGGTGTGGCGTAGGCATAGCGGCGGGCCGGTTCGCTGAGGTCATGCCGAGGATTGATGCGGGCATACAGCGCCTCACCCATCTGGCGGGCGCGCAGGGCCGGGTCGTCCTGGCTTTCGCCCATCTCAACACGCACCTGTTCCGTGCGGATGGTCGGTGCGCTGCGAGTGGCCAGCGCCTCGAACGCGGCGCGGCGGGCGGTGTCGGCATCTGCGGCAGCGTCGATCTGGCCGTCGATCCAAGCTTGGTCCAGACCGGCAATACGGGCGATGGAGCGGATTTCCGTATTGATCGCGGCGCGGGTCTGCGTTTCGGGCGGGGCCGGGGTGATGGTGTCGGTCATGTTGGTCTCCATGCGAATGTGGGCTCCGGGGTCAGCGGGTGTCGGCACCAAGGATATCTCGTGAGGCGTCCAGCGCACGGCGGTCAGCACGCGCGCGCCGTTCTCAGTGGCCTCGGCCCATTCCTCGACCGAATAGCCGACCGAGACGTGCCGCAGGATCCCCGACAGCACGTCCTGCCAGAGCGGTTCTACTTCGGGGCGGGCCGAGAAGCGGATCAGTGCCGTGCCGCGCTGGCCATCGACGGCGGCAGACTGCACGCTGCCAAGCACATCGCGGACAGCGGATTGCAGGTGGGAATCCAGCACGCTGGCCCCTTGCAGCCGCGACAGGTCCACCGCTTCCGGCGCAAGGCTGAGGCGTTCCACATACGGACCAGCCATGTCACGGCGGCGCACCGGTGCGCCAGTGGACCAGATAACCTCGACGGTGCGATTATCGCGGTTGGCACTGGACGGCGCCAGGTCGGCGCGGCGGGTAAGCAGGGTGACGGTGTCATTCATCGGGAATGTCCTCCTTCTGGACTGGCTGCGCGCCGAAGCTCAAGCCCAGCGCATCCGTCCGCGCCTTGTCGGCGGCGATCTCCGCATCAACCTGTTCGGCGTCGTAGCCGCGTTCGGAAATTGCCTGACGTCGGCTTTTGAGACCTGCGTTGATGGCGAGGATCTCTGCCTCCACGTCCTTCTTGGGATCGACGTAGTCGAACTTGGGCGGGAGCCATTCGCAGCCGAGATAGGTCGCAGGATCGCGGTCGAAATCGCGGGCCGGCAAATCGCCCGACAGCACCGCCAGCCGCACGAAGCGTTCCCAGACCGGGCGGCAGAACAGATGGACGACCACGTTGTGCTGCAACTGCTCCACCCGGCGGCGGAACTCGATCAGCCCAG